AGTTAGCCAAAGGTGAACCACTATCCGTGGAAACCTTAAAAAGAATGTTTAGTTACATATCAAGACACAAAGGAGATTTGGATTCATCAAAAGAATTTGGAGATGGTTGTGGTTTCTTAGCAATGATGAGTTGGGGTGAAGATGGTTCGTGGAAAACCCTCAACTGGCTTGAAGGTAAGTTAAAACAAATTGAGGAGGAAATGGCAATTGATACCTCAAATCTTAAACCTTGGTCAAAGACATCAGGTGATACTGAGATGTGTGGTTGTGGTGAGAGAACATATCAGATACTTCAAGATGGTCCTTGTTGGGAAGGATATGAAATGATTGGTTGGAAAAGGAATGCTGAGGGTCAAAAAGTCCCAAATTGTGTTCCAAAAGAGGAGTTATCAGCCTATGAACTTGATATTTTTGGTTATAAAACGAAGTATTTTTACATATGTCCAGGTGCTCAAGCAACCTTTTTGGACATAATGTCTGTTAAACCAACAGAAGATAGTATAGGAATGATTAGGTCAGCAGCTGTTGTTGCTGATAAAGTGTTTGAAATTGAAGCAGATGTCCTTGAATATAAGACAGCAAGTGAACAACAACTATCTGAAGCTAAGGTATTGGTTGAAGATTTCAAAGATATAATTGGTGAGATTGAGAAGATTCAAGGTAAGACATTTGATGTGTCTTATATGGATAACCATATTAGAACAATTGAATCCTATGTTGGTCAAGAGAATATGGCATATCCAATTGGTCAGATACAAAAAGGTACAGTAATTGACCAAGCTAGTGATTGTGGTTGTAATTGTCCTGACGCTGATGGTTGTTGGGATAATGGTGGGACTTATTTTGGTACAACAATGATTAACGGGGTACCAGTATTTGATAACCCTGATGAAGCTGCAACTTACGCTGAAACAATTGGTTGTAATGGTTCACATGTTCATATGGTAGATGGTGTTGAGATGTATATGCCTTGTACAATTCACGACCAAGCAATCAATGAAGATGATGAGATGGCTGAGTATACTGAAGAAGAATATGAGGTAGCCAAGTTATTACAATTCCTATCAAAGACAGACAAACAAAAGTTTGAAGCTGTTATGGAATCAATGAGGGGTGCAACACTTCAAGAAATCAAAGATAGAAACCACAAGAATCCTACAACTTATTTCAAGTATGAGAGGGTTTTGACTGGTTCACCTGATAGAGAATTCTGTGATAGTATTGAAGGAAGATATTTTAGAAGATTGGAGATAGACCTTCTAAGAGATACCAATCGTGATTTTGGTCATAATAGAGAGCCATATTCCAAGTGGTTATATAAGGGTGGACCTAACTGTGTTCACGCTTGGAGAAAATTTTTGGTTCAAGGAAAAGATATTGTTGATGAAGGTTTTGCACAAGGTAAAGCAGGAATGCCACCTAAGTCAATGCCTAACAATGGTTACTATTCTGAGGAAACCAAAAAAGCATCGGAAAAAGCATACGCAATATCACAATCACAGAAGATGACCAGAGCTTCTTCACAGGTTATCATCGTTGATATGGATGATACTTTGGTTAGAGGTAATTCCCCAATCCAAAAGACAATTGACTACATCAATGATAAAGCTAAGACTTATAGAATCGTTGTTGTTTCAGGTAGACAAAAGTCAAGAACAGAAGAAACCAAAAGACATCTTGACCAACTTGGGGTTTTATGGGATGATATTTACCTATCTGATTTCCCTGTAGGTCCAAATGCTTCAAATGCATTTAAGGAATACAAAGCTAAGTGGTTAAAAGATAAAGGGTATATGATTGTTGAAGCTATTGATAATGATTCAGAAGCTAGAAGACTATACCAAAAACAAGGTATCAGGTCAGTATCCCCAACCTCATTATCTGCTAGTTTTAATAAGTCAGCTCAGTTTTCAATTAACGAGGAACAAAGAATGTTATATTCACCAGCAATGAAACCTGGTATTTTAATTCCAAGGATTGATGAGATGACGAGAGAAAAGTATTTTGTAACATTTAAACCTGAGACAATCAAGGTAATGAGTCAGAGATTCCTTATTGAGAAAAGAACAGACAAGACAAACTATGAACACTCAAATCAAAAGTTCAATGGTGTGTACCTTGTTGAATCTTGGATTGTGGATGGGGAACAAGATAAAGCCTATTCAATGGGTTATTCAAAACAAGATGTTCCAATCGGGACATGGATGGTTGGATATAGAATAGACAATGACGAAGTATGGGATATGATTAAGCAAGGAAAAGTCAAAGGTCTATCAATTGAAGGAAACTTTGAGTATAAGTTTTCGGTAGAGAATACTGATGAATATTTACTTAAAGAAATCATAAACATTTTAAATCAAATAAACTAATACTCATGAACGCTACACTAGCACTAGACAAGATTGTTAAGTTATTAGGTTTGAGATTCAAAAATTTTTTCACAACTATTTTAGAGGACGGAAAAACAGAAGTTACCAACAATGCTGATGGTGACCTTCAAGTTGGACAAACTCTTTATGTTTTGGGAGAAGCTACATTGCAACCAGCACCTGCAGGAGTTCACACAACTCGTGAAGGTTTGGTATTAACATTGGATGAAGAATCAACTATCGTAAAGTTAGAAATCAAATCAGCTGAGGCTGAGGTTGAGAGAAACCAAGAAGAGGTTGAGAGTTCAAAGATGGAAATGACCATTGCTGAAGATGCTCAAGGACAGAAACTTGAATCACCAACATTTGATGTCGGTGAGGAAGTATATGTTCTTGGACCTGATGGTGAAAAAACACCAGCACCTGATGGAGAACATCAAGTAGTATTGAAAGATACTTCAGGTAATGAAAACAAAATTAGAATCCAAACTGTTGACGGCAAGATTGTTCAAAGAGAAAATGTTGAACAGATGGCTGAAGTAGACATGGCTGAATTCCCTTGGCAAGTTGCTCAGGTTGAAAAACTTAAAGACGGTATCGCTCAACTGTTATCACTCGTAGAAACAATAAATGGAAAATTCAAAACAGAATTATCCGAATTAAAGTCTGAGTTTAATACTTTTAAAAATTCACCAGAGAGAAAACCTGTGGATAAAAAAGTTGATTACAAAGAAAAGTTTGAGGACTTCAGAGTAAGCATCCTCAAAGATTTAAGAAAATAAACTAAAACAAACAAATAAATTTTATTATGAAAAAGAATGAAAAATTTTCATATAACCTCTCTAACTTGAGTGTATGGGTTGACGAAAACGCAACTGATATGCTTATTAAGAGTATCCTTGGAGAAACTTTACCAAGGTACGCTACAATAAGACCAAATATCAAGGGTACCGAACAGGTAGGGTTCTTAACAAACAATGTTATTTTCCAAGATGGTTCATGTGGATTTAACGCTACTGGTGATACAACAATTTCACAAGTAACAATTGCAACCTGTAATAAGAAGGTTAACCAAAGCTTATGTGCGTACGATTTGTACGACTACTTTTTGAGTCAGAGATTATCTAACTCAAATTTCCAAGAGAGTGTTCCGTTGAGACATACCTTCAGAAGTGGTGAAATCAGAGATAAACAACTCTGGTAGATAAAAAGAAAGTGTTGAGGAATTGATAATCACAGATATTTCAAACAGAATCGCAGATTCTATTGAAAAACAATTATGGAGAAATACAACTGCGACTGGTGCTACTGAGTATAACTCACAGTGCTTTGACGGAGTTTTAGCACTTGTTACTTCAGGTAACGGAGCTACTCAATTAGCTTACACAGCAGCTACTCCATCAAATGGTTTAACAGTATTCTCTACTTACTACCAATCAATCCCTGCGAATGTATTACACAGAAATGACTTAGTTATGTTCTGTTCTTACAGTGATTACAGAGGTTTAGTAGCTTCAATGAGAAACAGTTCATATGTAAACTTATTCTCATTTGATGATGCTTCTGCAGCACAAGGTCAAGAGTGGACAGTAATGTTACCTGGCACGAATGTTAGAATTATACCTACGCAGGGTCTTGATTCACAATCAGCAGTTGTTGCAGGTCCAGCTTCTTACTTCATGGTAGGTATGAACGCTACTGATAATGGTGGTATTGAAATCAAAGGTATGTATGACCCTTACGAAGATATCGTTAAAATCATCGCTCGTATGGTATATGGTCTCGGAGTATTCTCTGTAGATTCATTTGTCCTTGCGAAAAACTAATAAACCAAATTTAAATAATATAAACTATGTCGTGTTATATTGACCAAGGATATACTTTAGATTGTAGAAATG